GTAATCGGCACGACCGGCTTTTCCTTCTTCTCGGCGGTGTCGTAGTAATACTGCATATCCATGAACGGAATGCCGTTGTAACCGCTCATCTGACGGCCGAAAGCGTCCTCGGAGTGGGTCAGATAACCGGCACGGCGAGCGCAGGAGCGGATCTTGGTCAGCAGCGCCGCATTGCCGATGAGCATGGTCGGCACGCCGTCCAGTTCGGACAGGAACTCGTCGAGCATATCGAGCACGGTCTTGTAGTTGGTGTCGATCGCCGCCGAGGTGGACAGGTCAATCGCCTTGGATGCGTCCGCGTTGAGCTCGGTGGAGGTGCCGACAAGCAGCGTGTCCAGACCGTCAAAGCCCTTGGTGCCCTTGTCGCCGTTGATGGCGGTGTAGTGGAACAGGTTGGTGGTCGCCTTGATGTGCTCCTCGAGCTGGAACTGCACCTCGTTGATCTGGCCGTTCGCGGTGCCCGCGAGAACACGGTCGATCTTGAACGTACCGCCGAAGATCTTGAGGTCAACCGACTTGGTTTCGCGGTCGGCCACGGTGTCGGTGTAGTCGGTGTTGATGTCACGGAAATCCGCGCCTGCCGGGGTCTTGAGCTGAGTGTAACCATAGGTCAGCGTAGAGCCGCCGGTACCGGGCGATACCGAGTTGTCAAAGGTCAGTGCCTCCAGCAGCATGGAGCCGCGGCGGAACTGGTCGATAACCTGCTGGTCCACATGGTTTGCCATGCCGACCTTTGCCTGTGCGAGAGTGATAGGCATTTTTCATTCCTTCTTTCTGTTAGCCGTTGGTGTTGTATACTTCTGCGAGAGCGGAACCGAGATCGTTTACCGTGTTCGGGTTGCCGCCGGACTGCGGATTGTAGCCGCCGCCCTGACCGCCGTTCGGGTTTCCGCCCTTGTCGCCCTGTTTGCCGGACTGACCTGCGCCGTCCTCCTCGAACAGCCATGCCTTGTCCTTTTTCAGACTTTCGACCTGCGCGTCAAGGCCGGTGATCTTGCCGTCCGTGCCGATCTTGATGTCGTCCATCGAGAGCGCCGCGCGGGTCAGCTGCGGATCGCGTGCATGGGCACGGGTCAGCGCCAGGTCGATCGCCGCATCGCGGCGAATATTCGCGGTATCGGTGTCGTACTTGGTCTGGAGGGCCTTGAGGTCGTCCTCCAGCTTCTTCGGGTCCTTGCCGTCCCACTCCTTGGCGGCCGCACGCAGGTCCTTGATGGTGTTGTTCGCCGTGGTCAGCTCCTGCGCCTTGGTGTCCAGGTCGGCCTTGGGAACGTAAGCGCCGCTGGAGGCGTTGACCACCTCAAACTTTGCGTCCTTTGCGGCCTGCTGGAACTGCTCCCAGGTCAGTGCGCCTTTTTCAAAAAGGCTTTTGAGAAATTCCATTGTTTTTTTGCTCCTTTCATCGAAAAATGGGTATGAAAAAACCACCTTGACAGTTGTCTTGGTGGTTAGTTCTTAAATTGTACGACAAAGGCGCCTCGTTTCCGAAGCGCCCTTATCGGGATCTCTGGTATTTTGGTGGGTGTGCCCTTTCCCACATTTCTTTTGACCCAGAGGGTGCGTAGCAGCACAATCTCTACTTCAAAATATCTTTTCTATCAATTTTCGCAAACAATTTGTTACGATGCCGGCCGCATGGACATCGGCAGCGCGTTCTGGTAAATTCCCATGACCTTCATGCGGAACTGCTGTTCGTTCAGCGTATCCGGGTCACCGGTGTTATGCGGGTCAAAGTAGCCGCACGCATCCGGCATTTCTTCTTCCAGATAGTCGCACAGGTCAGGGTTTTCCTGCTGAAAAGCGTCATACGCATCCGAAAGCGTTGCAGGGAAATCGAACGAAAAACGCTCTGCATCGTACTCGCCGTACAGGAACTTTGCTATCATCAGCATCAGTTCATTGGTGTATTTCATAACGCAGTCCAGTCCTTTCTTGGCGTCCGCTTGACTACCACACTGACGATCTCGCCGGTGTCATCCGCCGAAATAACGGAAATGCCGTCGTAAAAACGAACATATTTGCCGTCCGGCTGTTGGTAGTTTGCGGGCTTATTCAGTATACGCAGTAATTCTTCCTTGGTGAACGTGAATTTATCCTTGCCGGTTTTCTGACCGAGCACACGGTTGAGCGCGTGCTCACGGAACGCAAATCCGGCATCGCTGAAATACTGATAGGTTTCTTTCAGCTTGGTGCGGTACTCCGGGGAATAGGTTTCGGTGCTGTCAATTTTCTCAAACAGGCGTTTGTTCTCCATCATTATCCCCCATTTCTTACTTTCAGTATACTTGATATTGCGGAATTCTTCAAGCGTTTTTGGTGCTTTTTCGCCCAAGATGCGCTGATATTCTTCCCACTCGTTTTTGTCTGCGTTCTCCTCAACATACTTCTTCCGCCATTCCTCATACGTCAATTTCTTCTCGACATACTCGGTCTTGCCGGTCGCGGGATTTCTGGCGGCACGCTTACTGCCGATTCGGAACTCCGTCACCGGAACGGTGGTACACCGACAGCGCGGATGCAGCGGCGGATAGTTGATGCCAGTTTCGTGCTCCGCAAGCGGAAACTCGCGCTGATCCAGAGCACCGCACACTGCGCAGGTCTTGAGATCGAGCGCCGCCTCAAACCGATAGGACTGGACACCAGTTTCCCGGTATCCCTGTTCGGCAGCTTCAGCCGCCATGTGGGCGCTCTCGGTGTGGATGAGCGTTGCCGCCCTACTCTCGGACACGCCCATGCGCTGGGCGAACTCTTTCGTCATGCGGTCGAGCGAGTCGCCGCGGACAAAGCCGCGCGAGAGCGTCTGCATCAGCTCACGGGTCAGCTTGTCCTTGTCCGCCCAGATACGAGACGAAAATTCACTGCCGAGCCACGGCACGGCGAGTATCTTCTCGACCGTCTGCGGGTCAATGCGAGCGAATGTGCTTGCAACATTCATCTGCTGGCTGACGGCGTACACCGTGCGGTAGTAGGTGTCGGTATAGCGCTCCTGCAAATGGTCGCGCAGAACATCGCGCTGAGAGCTGAACAGCTCCATCATACGCAGCTCAACCTGCGTCTGCAATGCCTGCAAGCGCGAGATACGCGAACGGAGATAAACCTCCTCCAGTTCCTTGTCAAAGCCGCCTGCAAGCGCCTTATCCCGGAACTCGTCCAGCGACATCCGGAAGTCCTCCAGCTCGGCATCGCGCAGCAGCCTGCGTGCGTCCGCCATGCTGACGCTCTCGTTTGCGGCATAGCGGGCATAGAAGATCGAGATTTCCTTGTCCAGTTCGTGCAGAATGCGCTCGTATTCCCGATGGAACCGCAGACACAGGTCATCATCTTCCTGCTTCTGCTTCTCGGCCAGCTCAATGGCTCGCTTGCGCCAGTAGGCGCCGTTCAGCTTATCCGCTGCTGCCATCGCCTGCACCGTCCTTTGGCGGGAACCGGAACTGCGGCTGCTTCTCGGCTGCCGCCTGCTGTTCCTTTTCCAGCTGCTTCTGCTCGCTCTCAGCATCGTCTACCCACGGATGGTTTGCGAGGATGGTCCTGTCCGAGATAATGCCGACCGACTGCTGCGCGATCTGCGCGGTTTCGAGGTCGTTCTGTACCATGTTGCGCGTCCATGTCTGGAGAATGCGTTTCGGCTGTGCGATACCCTCCAGACGGCAGATAGCACGTACCAACTCGGCAAAGCCGCTGCGGAACTGCGTTTCCAGCATCACGGCCTTCAGCTCCAGCAGACTGTACAGGTACTTGAGCGCCACGCCGGACGAGTTGCCGAAATTCTCAGGGTTCGGGTCAACGCCCATGCCGGAAACGAAGATCTGACGGCGGGTTCTTTCGAGGAAAGCGTTCCGCGCCTCAAACGGGATCTCCGCGCGGATGGTGTCCACGCCGCCGTCCCCCTCGACCTTGATGAGCTTGCTCTTTTTGAGGTCGCTCATGAACTCGGTCTTGTCTGTGCCGCCGTAGTTCTTGATGACGAAGATGACTTCCTGCACGTCCTCCATGTCGTTGGCGAAGCCGGAAACCACCTTGTCGTAGGCGTCGATCAGATCGCGGTACAGCGGCAGATCACCCCGCCGGTCGGCGTTGTTGTAGAACGGGATGAACGGCACCGCGCCGAGGCCGTGCCGCAGCTCCTGCCCGACTTCCGGATACTTGAAGTAGGTGTAGTTGCCGGACACGCCGTTCTGACGGTAGAACCGGCAGGTCGTGTCGTCCCAGTATTCGCACACCTGCACGGTCTGGCCGCTCTGCGGGTCGAGCATGGTGTAGCAGCGCAGCACGCCGACGAGATCGCTCTCCAGCGTACCGGAGAACACCGGCACGATCTGTTCCGGGTCTACGGTGTGGTAGCGGAACCTGCCGTCTGTGCCGCGCCAGTAATGCAGCCAGCCGACCGAGGTGTTGCTCGCGTCAATGCCGAGCTGCATGGCCGTTGCGGTGTACTGATCTCCGAGAATCTCTGCGATCCGCTCGTTGGCGGTCTTGTTCCCCACATCGAACACCGGCGGATAGCTCAGCGCGTAGGAAACCTTCTGCGTCACGAGCAGATTATGCCACGAGTGCGAAATGCGGTTGTCCGCGAGGTGCAGCGGATTGCCGAGTGCCTGTTCGGTCTCTGCCTGCCGCTGCAAAACGCTGTTGTCCAGCTTGATGCGGTTGACGTTGCTGTAATAGCGCCGAGCCTCGTCCGCTGCGCGGATGAACTGCCCGTGCCCCTGTAATAGCCGTTGAATCGTGCGGCTGTTCACTTTCACCATACGCTGACCCCTCCTTTCCTGGTAAACTGCTCCGCAACACCGGTTGTCGCGTCGGGAGCGTCATCGTGGGCGTTTTTGCCCTCTTTCTGGTAATGTAACATTGCTTTTGCATACTCCGGCCAGCGGTCGCGCCAGTTTACGGGGTAGTAAATGTGATCCTGCACCCACGTTGAGTTCGTGAGGATACGCGCGACCTTGTTCTCGTTCTGGTGGAACCACTCCACACGGCAGCGGTTGGAGCCGAACCGCCGAAGCTGCTCCTGCACGTTGCGGGCAAAGCCGCGGCCGCCGTTGTTGCTCTCGATTTTCGCGAGGTTTACGCCGTGCGCCAGCAGCCGCCGTGCGGTTTCCGGCTCGGTGATCTCCATCGAGGCCTTGGTGTAGTAGATGTCGAGCACATAGGCCTCGTGGTTATACTCGCCGTAGATGATGCTGCAAAGATAGTCCGCGCCGGTGTCCGCCGTGTCGGTGTAGCTGCGGACATGGGTGAACAACGGCTTGCCGTTTGCATCGCGCGGAATGTCCGTGTAGGTCTTGAAGCTGCTGTACAGACGGCCTTTCAGGTCGATCGGCTGCTGCTGGTAGTTCGCTGACGCGATCTCCTCGCTCATCGTGCGAACCTTGTCCTCGTAGTCCTCACGGGTGAGAACCGCGTCGCACAGCATCGTGCCGTCGTCCTGCAAGGCTTTCATCGTGATGAGTTCCGCATCCGGCCAGTGCTCTAGCGCACGGCCTGCGAGATCTCCGGTCGCCCAGCGCGTCATGATGATAACGATCTTGTAGCCGGTTTCGGTTCGGGACAGCATCGTGTCCGTGAACCACTGCCACTGCTTGTCGAGTGCGCCCTCGTTAAAAGCCTCCTCGGCCTTCTTGATCAGGTCATCGAGAATCAGCTTGCGTGCGCCGAAGCCGGTCGCCGTGCCGCCCGGAGAGGTAGCGAGGTAGCTCGCGTACTGTCCCTCAAGCGCCCACTTGCCTGCGGCGGCCTCGCCGTACTTGATGCGTGTCTGCGGGAAAATGTCCGAAAACACAATGCAGCTCGGGTCGAACCGTTCCTCCGCAATGCCGTCGCGGACCGCCCGTGCGAACGTCGTGGACAGCGTTTCGTTGTAGCTGCCGGTCATGATCTGCTCGGACGGATCGCGCCCAAACAACCACTGGCTCAGCAGCACCGCCGTGCGGCTCTTGCCGTGGCGCGGCGGCATATTGACCACCAGCACCTTGCGGTCGCTCTCACAGAACGCCTGTAAGCGCCTGCACAGCGTCTTGAGGTACGGCCGGTCCTCGCGGTAGAAGTCCGGCGCCATCAGCTTGCAGAACGACCAGAAATCACGCCGGGCAAGCTCTATGCGAGCCGCCCTGCGAATGCGAGGGTCAACCATCGTCCGCCAGCTTCCGCAGCTCCTCGGTGGTCAGACCTGCGAGCGGGTTCTCCACCTCGAGAGTGCCGGAGTGCTCGATCTGCTGCTTGTCGCGCCACCTGTCCGGTCTGCGGTTCTTCAGCCAGAAGATCTGCGCGGTCGTGTCCGGAGGAATGTGCTTGACCGTCTGCACGGTCTTGATGCTCTTCTTTCCGCCATCCTGACTGCGCTCTACGCGCTCCTCGGTGTAGTCGTAGCCGAGTGCACGCTTGAGTAAAGCGTTCTCAACTTCGATGTCTACGACCTCTTTTCCCCTTTTTAGGGCCTCCGAAAACTCCGAGTATTTGTTTTTCCAGTCGTACAGCGTGCTGGTCGTAATGCCGATCCTGGCTGCGATCTGCTCATCTGTCAGACCATCCCTCGCCCACGCTTCCAGACGGGTGATGCCGTCCGGCGTAAGCCATTCCTGATATTTGCCTTTTGCCATTCTGCACCGTCCTTTCTGAAATCCGGGCATGAAAAAGCACCCTTGTTTCCAAGAGTGCCTTTCCGGAGGTGTTTCCAATGCGGTATGAAGCAGGAGAAATGCGGGACCTAAGTTTCATTCCCGCTGAACTTCATGATACCAGTATAGCACGGAACAATATGACATACCATGACATCCTATGCCATGTTTGCGATAAGCGGCTCCGCAGCGCGTAACGCCTGACCGTGCAGGCGCATAACCTGCCGCCACGAATAATTCAGGTCAACCGCGATTTTCTCCCACTTCTCAAAGTTTAAGTACCGCTTTGTGAGAAGTGTCCGCAGGGTCGTATCCGGCACCTTGGCAATCACCGCCGCGATCTCCTGCTTGATGTCAATGAGCTTGTCGATCTGGGCATCCACCTGCGCGGCAAAGTCGGCGTAGCGGCTCAGGCCGCCATCTGAGGCACCGCCGCCGCCCGGTGCACCGCTCACCGATGCCACGCCGGACACGCAGCGGTCATATGCCCGGCGCTTGGCACTCTCCAAAGCCGTAATCTCGCGGTCGAGTGCCCACCCGCGGTTCAGCCAGTCTTTTGTTGTCATGTAGTCCTCTCCCCATCCGTAATGCCGTAGCGCCACGCAAGGTAGCGCCGAACCTTATCGCTGTATTTAGTCATGCGACGTCACCGTAACCGGAATGATCATCTCCGGCAGGAAATTCACCTCGTAGTGGAACTTGTCCACGTAAGCGCCGCTGACGTCCTCCACAACGTAGATCGTCCAGTCGTTGAGGTACACAAGGTGTTTCTTGTATACGCCCTGCCCGGTCTCGACAGTCACCTCCAGCTCGTTCTCGCTATTGTTCGAGATGGCGAAGTTGCCGATCAGCTCAAACACCGGCTTGTCCGTACGCGCGTTGATGACTTCCAGACGGCGCGTGACGTTGAAATTGTCCGCCTCCTTCGAGATGTTGTACGCAACGCGCTCGCTCTCCCTGCAGGCCGACAGACTACACATCATAGCACCGCAGAGCAGTGCCGCCATGATTTTCTTTTTCACTTCTGTTCCTCCAAATATTTTCTCATAATTCGGACCGCCACGCGGCAGGCTTCGTCGCAGGCGGCTACCATCTTTTCACGGCCGTGCAGACCGCCGTAGTATTCGATCGTTGCCAGCTCCTCGGCTGTCGTTTCCGGGTCGAGGATGCGGATTGCCTGTTCAATCGTCATGGGTGTTGTCCCTCCTCCCGCAGATGATACATCAAAAAGTCAGTCCCCGGCGCGTCGCAGAACTCATCCTTGTTGCGGCCGACCACGAGGATCGGACCAACGAAATCCACGCCGAAGAACCGGCAGTTGTACGGCATTCCGAGCAGCACTCCTTCCTCGTTACAGATAACGACGGCATCCGATGCAATCGTTACGGTTTCGATGTAGCCGCCGACCTCGGTCTGCAGAGCTTTCAGTGTGTTCTCCACTTCGATCAGCTCCGGCGCACAGCCGGGCTTTTTACGGATTGCTTTCATGTTCATTCTCCTTTTCTCGTTTCGGCAGCTGCTGATCGTGAATCATGCGCGTTACGCGGCGGCCGAGGACAGACGGCAGGCAAATGTTATCACCAAAGGCACCGGCGTACCACAGCGGGCAGGCCGTGGCGCAGGTGCTGCTGCGGGTCTTGTAGCACACACCCTCGTCTGTTTCCAGATCTTCCAGCAGCCATTTCAGCATTTCCAGTGATTTGTCGGTCATGGCGTGCCTCCGTTCCATTCCCAACACTAGCCGGTCGTACATGCAGTACACGGATCGCCATCCATGCCGCACGGGTGATCATGCTTGCAGGTATCACAGTCAGCCATGCGACGCAACTGTTTGACCGCTGCATCACGCTCCTTCGTCACCTGTTTCAGCGCGTGTTCATACAGGCTCAGCCGCACCGCGGCCTCTCGCGCGATCGCGCAGCCATGCAAACCACAATTGTGCTCATGCCCGCAGCCGAGGCAGGCCAGCGAGCCGGTCTGCACTTTCAGCCGTCCGAGGGCCTTGATGAGCTCATCGGTTTTCATATGTGTCCGCTCCTCCCCCATAAAACAAACTGATTTGATCTGCAAATTTGCTAAACCGCTTTTCGGCAGCATCGAAATATGTCCGGTCGATTTCAAAACCTGTGAAATCCAGTCCAGCCTTATATGCCGCGATCCGGCTGCTGCCGCTCCCTAAATGGGTATCCAGCACGCGCATACCCGACGACGCATAACGCTGAAACAGCCAGTCATACAGCGCAACCGGCTTTTGTGTCGGGTGAATACGCACCTCATTGAGTGCCTTATTTCCTTGCTGAATATGCCCCTCCGCAACGCTTTTCCCCTGCAGCATACCGCTCCACATATACCGAAACAGACGCACGCTGGTAAACAGGTCGGTGGCGGCAATCTCGCAATCCGAGAAACTCGAGCTTTGGTTGCATTTGTCCCACACAATCCGGCCGGGCGC